CAAGAAATAACTACAGATTTAGAATTGAATGACAGATTGTTATTAGCAAATGAACCCGCAAATGAACCCGCAAATGAACCCGCAAATGAACCCGCAAATGAACCCGCAAATGAACCCGCAAATGAACCCGCAAATGAAAACGCAAATGAAAACGCAAATGAAAACGTAAATGAAAACCAAACAACAAATAGTATTGAGTTGAAAAGTATAAATGAGCAATATACAAGTTTAGAGAAAACTAATAATAGCTATGGATTAGAAGAAGTAGATGATATTGGTTCTAAAATAGAAGATGATACCCCGGTAAATGTAAAAAACAAAGGAGATATATATTATCAAATGTATGGTGATGCAAAACGTAGGGCAACTATGTTGAAAGATATGGCGTTATCTGCATATTTAGAAGTAAAAGAAATCAAACAAAAATATAATTTAGATGATAGTGATGATAATGATTATAATAGTGATACACAAGATAGTGACGAAGAATACGGCATTTTAGAAAAACTGTGAAATAATTATGTCCTTCGTTTATATATAAGGAAATTATGAAAAGTATCCAAAGTGCTTTATCCAAATTTTTCACTATGGAAAGAGTGTTAATTCTGTTCGTAATCATTGTTTTAATTATAGGTCTTGGGTTTTATACTGATGCAAAGAAGTTAGTTCGTGATGCAATGGAGTCAGGAACTCCTGAACCAAAGCCTGATACAAAAAAACAAGATAAGGAATTAAAACCAGCTCCTTCTACATTAGATGGTTATAAACAACACGTGGTTGCCTCCCCAAGTGACCTACTTCCATCTGATGAAAACAGCAAATTCGCCGAATTAAACCCTAATAATACAAACGCAGAGAGTGTAATGACCCCTGACTTACTACAAGCAGGTTATCATATTGGTTTAGATACTGTAGGTCAAACACTTAGAAATGCAAATCTACAATTACGTTCTGACCCAGTCATTTCTAAGAAAGATATTGGTCCATGGATGAATAGTACCATTGAACCTGATGTAGCAAGAACACCTCTTGAATTGGGTGAAAGATAAATTTCAGACAGTAATATGTTACGAATTATTTCAATAATAATAAAAAAAATTTACATTTTAGACAAAACCCGACGTTTGAAATGTAAAAAGTGTAGAAAGTACACAGAGTAAAATTTGGAATTGAAAAAATACCATTCTAATATAAATAAAAATAAAAAATGGGATATTCACATGATATTTTAGGAAGTGTTGTAATAATATTACTATTAGTAGCAAGTTTTTATGCGTATAACGATTATCGAGAAACATTTCAATTGAAATGCATTGTATCAACTGTTGATGGAAATAAATATTGTGTTCGAGAAAGAGACCGTGTCGAAGATGCTATAAATCTGTTAGCGGATGTTACAGTTACGTGTGAAAAATTAGTATTATATATGAAAGAAAACCACCCAGATAAAGAATGTGTAAAAAGGTTATATAACAAGTTTAATCCACGTAAAATTCGTGAAACATTACCTACAAGTACATATACAGCATACAGCGAAAATAAGGGTGAAAAAGTAGCTTTTTGTCTGAATAAAAAGAAAAATGATAATAATAACTTAATTGATAAAGATACGTTATGTTTTGTCGCTATTCATGAACTAGCACATATTATGACTAAATCTGTAGGTCATAAATCTGAATTTTGGCAAAACTTTAAGTTCTTACTTGAAAACGCGAAAAAAGCGGGTTTGCATAAACCAGTTGACTACAAAGAAAACCCCACCGAATATTGTGGAATGACAATTCATGATAACCCTTATTATGATGCGTAAAATAATAACAATATTATGAATTACTTCATAAATAATTTATATATTTAGTTACTCTTCTACTATGTATAACGAAGAACATACATTCTTACAAGAAAGCGATACCATTGTTACTTCTGTAATTGAGAAATATTTAGAAAGGTCTAAAGTAGGAAGGGAAAAAATATGGATCTACTTTAGATAGAGAAGATATAGACAAAATACAATGGCTTATTCATTTACAAGAAGAGCTTATGGATGCTACATTATATATTGAAAAGCTTACACCTTTTTACATTTCAAACGCCGATTTTGTCTAAAATGTAAATTGTAATTTTATTGAAATAATTTAGGAATAACTATATTTAGGTATTTTTGGGTATATTAAAAAATTGATTTAAAAATATTATATTATGTTATATAAATATAACTAAAAATGGGTAAATACAATTGCGAAAAGTGCGGGAAAGAGTTTAACCAAAAATCTCACTATACAACACATACTAATAAAAAAAATCCGTGTGTGGTTGAAAGTAAAATAAAAGAAATGATAGATAATGCTGTTAAAGAAAAATTAATTGAAATTAAAAAAACTTCACCAAGCGATATAATTAACAATATTGAAATTGTGTATGATAATAAACTCGTTAAAGATGTCCCTACAAAAAAAATACATATCCCCAAACCGATTTTAAAGTGGGTTGGCGGAAAAACTCAAATAATAGATAAACTTATTACGGATTTTCCAGTTGAAATAAATAATTATTGTGAAGCATTTTTAGGAGGAGGTAGTGTTTTATTAACTCTATTATCTTATGTAAAAAATGGGATTATAAAGATACATGGTAACATATATGCATATGATTTGAATGAACCATTAATTTATATCTACAAAAATATTCAAACCCATCATAATGAATTATATGATAAACTGCAAACTATTATTACGGATTTTAATAAATGCGGAGATGGAGAAATAAATCGAAAACCTGCAAGTATAGAAGAAGCAACAATCGCAAAAGAAAATTATTATTATTGGATAAGAAGTGAATATAACAAATTATGTTTAACTGATAAAAAAGGAATACTATGTTCTGCTATGTTTATATTCTTAAATAAAACGTGTTTTAGAGGTGTATTTCGAGTTGGTCCAAAAGGATTTAATGTTCCATACGGACACTATAACAATCCAGAAATTATAAATAAAGAACATTTAGAAGAAATACATAATTTAATTCAAAATGTAGTATTTGAATGCTGTGATTTTAACACCTCACTAACAATTGTAGAACCAAATGATTTTGTATATCTTGACCCTCCATATGCTCCCGAAACAAACACTTCATTTGTAGGGTATACTGAAAATGGGTTTAACATAGAAAACCATAACAATTTATTTAAATTAATACATAAATTAACTGAAACAAATAAAAAAATAATGTTAAGTAATGCAGATGTTAGTTTAGTACGTGAAAACTTTACAAATAAAAAATATAATACAGTATCAATATTATGTAAAAGGTCAATTAATTCTAAAAATCCAGACGCAAAGGCAAAGGAAGTTATTATAAAGAACTATTAACCCATCTATCGAATGTTGTAAAATAGTTTTCATCATCGCCAAATAAAACCACAATATTAGTTTCATTAAATATTGTATTTAATATTGTATATTTTTTTTCGTTTGAAATAAGTTTATTTTTCAAAAACTCGCTTACGCAAAATCCATAAAACACCTCAAACTCAGCACCCAAAACTAACTCATATTCTCTTTTAAGCGAAGGTCCTGACCATAATTTCGTTTCTACCGAACCCTCTACATTTTGTTCTTTTTTTTCTAATATTTTTATTATTTTTCGACCGCTTGTATATTCAATAATATACGCTTCATCAGGACATCTAAACAAATCAATACTGTATTTATTTTTCATATACATTTTTAGTCCATTTTGTAATACAAACACGATTGTTTTATCGTCAAATGTTTTTGATAAATAATAGTCATATGCTTTTTTGGGTTTTTTTGTAAAACTATTTTTGGTGTATCCCATTTCTAATAATCTTTGCTGATTATTAGTTTTTTCTTCAAACTTTTTCCCATAATAATTTGTATTCGCACCCCCCGCACCAGTTCCATTATTGATAATTACTAATTGCGGCTTTTCTTTTGTTGCGTTCAATTCACTCATATTTGTATAATAATGTAATACTTATTTGTTTAAGTATTACAAATCAATTTTTTTATTAATCAATTTTTTTATTAATCAATTTTATGAAAAAATAATTCAATAATATAAATGCCTTCTCATAAAAGTAATGATTATAAATTAACGGCAGTTCAATATTATTTAGTTGAAGATAAAACACAAGAAGAAGTTTGTAAAATATTCAAATGCACCCCAAGAAGTTTAATGCGTTGGGTTGAAAGATACAAAAAATGAAGGGAATGTTAATATTTATGTTTAGTTTTGACTTGCGAGATAGAAATAAGTGTGAAAGCGGCTTTGGTTTGAGCACTGTGTTCAATAAACTATCTCACATTTACAATAATAATAAGAATACTTCTCTATTATTATTTTTCAGTAACACACATATTTAAGCAGCTAATTTAAGACCACCTATTAAGTTTGCACCAATACCAAACCCGGCACCACCTCTTGCAGATTGTCCCATTGATGGAATGAATACATCTAACACTGCGAAAGTAGCAGCCGCAGTTAGAGCAATAACAATTACTTCCTCAATGTTAGGTTGGTTTTTAGGAATAGCAAAAGCAGCTAAAGCAACTACCAAACCTTCAATTAGGTATTTGATAGCACGTTTTACAAGTTCAGTTAAATCAAGCATCTATATTATACATTACGAAAATAAAATAACAACTACCAAAAAATACTTAAATACATTGGCTTATAAAGTAATATATATATGTCTTCGTTTGAAACAAAAACCTTAGAAAGCGGCTTACCAAATCCTAAATACATTGATTTATGTGATGAGGACCAACCAATTGCTGGTCAAAAATTTGCGTGTATGTCATTTGTATCACCAGAAAAAATCTTAAAAAACAGGGAAGTTTATATGTTTGACCAATTTATTAAAAATTGGGATTTTTCTAAATCCATGGAACGATATTTCGAGTTTGTCCATTTTATCGCATATAAATACAATCTTAAGGTAGACGCTCTAATAGAAGATTTCAATGAATTTGTTAAAGAAGAATCTTCTAAATTAAAAAAGAGTGGGGTTGAAGATGACTATAAAAATTTCATTGATAAACAAGAAGAAAAAATTACTGAAAGATTCAATCGTGAACATTCATTTCAGACATCTGTTCGTGGACTAAAAGTACGTGGTGTATACAATAGTCAAGAGGAAGCAGAAGAACGCTGTAAGGCATTACGTGAACGTGACCCAAATCATGACATTTATGTTGGTCCGGTTGGGACGTGGATTCCTTGGGACCCAGATGCGTATAAAACAGGTAGAGTTGAACATATGGAAGAAGAATTGAATGCACTACATAAAGAAAAAATGAAGAACGAAGAGCAAGCAAAGAAAGAGTTTGAAGAGCGTATCCGTGAAACAAAACGTAAGGCTATCATGGAAAACATAGAAAAAGCAAAATCAAGTGGTAATATCCTGACCCAGACAATTGATGATGAAGGAAATTTACAGGGTGTAATTGAAACAGTTAATTTTGAAGACCGTGAAGCAACAACTCCGGAGACTACACAAATGCATAATGATACATTAGTTAAAGAGTTAACAAACAATAGTGAAGGTAATAAAGAAAAATCAGAGTAAATCGATGATTTAGAGTAAAATTGAAACGTATTTTTTCACATAACTAACAGCACCGAAAAAATAATAATAAAAAATGAGAACAATATCATTGGAAGAAAGAAAACTACGTCAACAAGCTTCTCTGGACAAGAAGAAGAAAGTGAGAAAAAATAATAGAAAAAGAAACAAAATAACACCTGATGAGATAAGCGAAAATGAAATAAATATCTTCTATATCTTGTTAAAAAAAGAAATAATAAAAACTAAACATAGTGGTTATTATTTACACTTGACAAATAGGAACAATGTAGTAAATAACAGTAAACAACACAAATTCAACTTATTGAAACAATGCTTAAAAAACGAATTTTATTCGAAAGGATTAAAAGAAGAGTTCTTGAATTGTTTTCAAATAGCACAAAATAAATATCACGCATTAAATAGGCTCTTTCATATTTATAAAGTAAATAACGGGGAGTATAGAAACACTACGGACATGTTGTTTGAAACTATTGATGCTACAACACGAAACATAATTATAGTATTAGAAGGAACAAGTAAATATTTGTTTCGTATCCATGAAATAAATAAAATATTCAAAAATGCTTTATGTAATTGTGATGATTATGATACTATATTACCTTTGCCATGTAAAAATCCCTATAATAATAATATATTCACAAAATGTCAGCTTATAAATATATATATTCAACTTCTGTATAGTACACAACAAATATACCCTTTAATCACTGAATATTATAATTCTGGGTTCAATTTAAAGGTATTTTATAAAACAAATTACAGTAACATAAATTCTCAATTCATAACGGCTAAATATAACGAGGTAATGCATTTTGATACTAAAACAATAAATGAGGTAAGTACTATGTTACACTTTATAGATAATGTTACATATGGAGATATCAGATTCCCAATTTCTACCGAGGTATGTAATGATATGAAGCCATTCTTGAAACTATTCTATACATTCTATCATGCCTCAGATAGATACGTTAAACATCGCGCATTACAAGAATTAAAATATCGTATGAAAAAAGTACTGGTTTATAATCCGAATTATGGCCTTAAACAAAGAAAGAAATCAAACGATTTAAACCGTTCAAATAAACAAGAAGATGATGAATACTTTGTTAACATAGAAAGAGTACCATTTAAATACAATAATAAATTTGAGAGTTACGATTCTTGTCACGAATGCAATGATTTTGTTTACAATGAAGAGTTCCCTTATAGTGATAGAACAGACCACCCCACTTATTCTCATCGTCGTGTACGTGGCCGTATGCTAGATGAGAATCTTATTATGAACTTGCATGACGAGATGGAATTAGAGGAATCATCTGAAACAGATGACGATATGGAATTAGAGGAATCATCTGAAACAGATGACGATATGGAATTAGAGGAATCATCTGAAACAAATGACGATATGTTAGCAGTTGTACAAAATAGCATTAGCGGAACAGACCAACCCATGGAATTACAGGAATTAGCAGGAACAGACCAACCCATGGAATTACAGGAATTAGCAGGAACAGACCAATCCATGGA